GCCGCGCATGACCCGCCTATCACCGCAACTCGCGCGCATCGCTGAACTGGAGCGCGTCTATGCCGACGAGTACCAGACAGCGCCGCGTGAGCAGCGGAAGCGCTGGGCAGTCGAAGGCGCGCAGTATGAGGCTGATGAGCGGGACGCAATAAAGAACGAAGGCAGCGAATGAAGTGGGGTTGGAGCAGAAGCGACGCGAAAACTTGGCGTTTCAACGCTGATTGGAGCGTCGTTTATGACTGCCACCGGTGGTATGTGTTTGGGCCGGGAATTGGCTACACGAGGATTACGGGAGCGATGCGCTGGCAATCGCCGCGGCCGAAGCCAAAATGATTGACTGGAAATTTTAACAACCAGGCCAATGCCGACGGCCTGAACGAAAGAGGGAGCAATGAGAAAACGATGGACACCGGGCGACCCATGCCCGAAATGCGAAACGCCGCTATGGGCGGAGGCGGACCGGTACAAGCCAGGCCGGGCAATCTGCCGCGACTGCGGATTAATTGAGCGACGCGCGGAGCAAGCCGCGGCCCGTGCCCGCACAGCGCAACCTTGCCGGGTGTGCAACTGCGTGCTCGTCGGAAACGACAAGCGGCACGCGGCGTGCAAGCCATGCCGGGAGGTATTGGCCACGGAAGCCAACGCGGCGCGAAAATGCCCGTGCGGCGCCAGCATCGCGCATCGATCGAAGAACGCGCGATTCTGTGATAAGTGCTCGTCGCGGCAGCGGGCGAATGGCGCGATAGCGGGCGGCGTTGCGGCGCGGCGGAAGGTGGCGAAGGAGCGGGTGTCGGAGGTGGTGGCGCAAGCGTGGCCGGGGCTACGCGGGCCGGGCGGGGAGTGGGAACACGGGGTTACCAGCGTGCAGCGCTGGGCGACGGGGTATGGGGGGCGGGCGTGAGCGGCTACCGTGCGTTTCTTGACGGCAAGCACGTGCAGCCGCAACCATCCGGAATCTCCGGAGAGTTCGACCTGAACGGCAAGCTATTCGGCTTCCAGCGGCAAAGCATTACGCGGGCGCTGACCGCTGGCAAGTTTGCACTGTTCACGGAGTGCGGATCGGGCAAGACCGCCATGCAAGCGGAATGGGCGCGGCAGGTCTGCCGACATACTGGCGGCGATGCGCTGATTCTGGCACCGCTGGCCGTTACCGCGCAGACTGTAGGCGAGGGCGCGAAATTCGGCGTTGAAATCACGCAGTGCCGAAGCCAGAAGGACGTTCGCAGGGGCGTCAATGTCGCCAACTACGACATGCTGAAGCACTTCGACGCTGGCCACTTCGACGCCGTTGTTTTGGACGAATCGAGCATCCTCAAAAACTTCACCGGGGCAACACGGCGGCTCCTGCAAGACTCGTTCGCCAGCACGCCCTATAAGCTGTGTTGCTCGGCTACGCCGTCGCCTAATGACCACATGGAACTGGGCAACCACTCCGAGTTCTTGGACATTATGAGCGGCGGGCAGATGCTCATGCGGTGGTTCTTGAACGACACCATGAAGGCGGGCGGCTACCGGCTGAAAGGACACGCAGAGGCGGACTACTGGCGCTGGGTGGCGTCTTGGTCAGTGTGCATGGAAAAGCCGTCGGACCTTGGGTTTTCTGATGACGGGTGGGTGATGCCCGCTCTCAATATCCATGAGGAGATCGTCTCTGTCGATCAATCCATCAACGCCAATGGCCAACTGTTCCGGGTGGCTGATGTATCGGCGACAGGCTTACATCGGGAGATGCGGCTGACGGCGCCGACGCGAGCGGCACGGGTGGCGGAGATTATCGGCGACTCCACAGATCCGTGGTGCATCTGGTGCAACACAAACTACGAGGCTGACGAACTAATGCGCGTTATCGACGGGGCCATCGAGGTGCGCGGCGATGAGCGGACGGAGGCGAAGGAAGAGAAGTTACTCGGCTTCACTAACGGCGCGTTCCAGCGCATCGTCACGAAGCCGTCAATCGCTGGTTTCGGCATGAACTGGCAGCACTGCAATAAACACATCTTTTGTGGCCTGTCCTACTCATACGAACAGTTCTATCAGGCCGTGCGGCGGTCCTGGAGGTTTGGGCAGACGCGGCCGGTTGACGCCTACATGGTCATTGCGGAGACAGAAGGGCCTGTCCTTAAAACGATCCGACAAAAGCAGAAAAAGCACGAAGAGATGAAAGCGGCCATGGTTCATGCGATGGCGGCAATTCAAAACGGTACCGGGCTGCGCCAGCTTGCATCGGCCGTCGGCACAAAGCAAATGAATCTTCCGAGGTGGATCTAATGGTCGAGAATTTCAGCATTTTAGACGAGCGGCACGGCCGCAACTGGGCGCTTTACAACGGCGACTGCTGCGAAGTTATCAAGGGTATACCCGACGAGTCGGTACATATGACGGTGTTTTCGCCGCCGTTTTCCAGCCTGTACACCTATTCGGATTCAGAGGCCGATATGGGCAACTGCGCGAGCGATGAGGAGTTCTTTGCGCACTTCGGATTCCTCGCGCCGGAACTGCTTCGCGTGACGACGATGGGCCGGTTGTGTGTGATGCACGTCAAAGACCTGCCGACGTACCGGAACAGCGACGGGGCGAGCGGATTGCGCGACTTCCCCGGTCAGTGCATCGCCGCCATGGAGCGCGCCGGGTGGACGTTCCATAGCCGGGTTACGGTGTGGAAGTGCCCGGTGACGGAGCGGGAACGGACCAATAACAACGGGCTTCTCCATAAAACCGTCATGCGTGATTCTTCGCAGATCCGGCAGGGAATGGCTGACTACGTGTTGGCATTCCGCAAGACGCCGCCCGGTGATAATCTCAGCACGAAGCCGATTGAGCGGCCGACGGGCTTTACTCGATACATTGGCGACCCGGCGCAAGATCCGCGCGAAACTGACCAACACCCGTCAAAATACGCCCGAAAAGGCCGCGACGGGCGGACAAGCGTGGAGATTTGGCGGCGGTACGCGGAGCCGGTGTGGTGGGACATCGACCAGACGGACGTGCTGAACTTCCGCATCGCCCGCGACGAAAAGGACGAGAAGCATATCTGCCCGCTGCAGCTCGGGTTGATTCGCCGGTGCCTGGAGCTGTGGTCGTCGCCCGGAGATGTCGTATTGTCTCCGTTCGCTGGCGTTGGCTCTGAGGGATTCGTCGCGCTGGACGAGGGCCGCAAGTTCATTGGCATCGAACTCAAGCCGGGTTATTTTTCGACGGCCATCAAGCACCTGGAGAGCGCGGAGGCATATGCCGGCGCGCAGGGAGGGTTATTCGATGCAATCGACTGACAACCCCATCGCCACCGCCCAGCGCGAGCAGCGGGAAGCGGCGGCGCGATACATCGCGGACGGGCACCCGCTGGCCGAGCTGGGCATGGGTGACTGGTTTGCGGAGGAGTTTCTACTCATGCAGGAGGCCCAGCCATGACCCGCCAATGGACCCTAGCAGAATCACGCCTGATCGCCGAACGCGTGATGGAGTGGCAGGTATTCGAGTTCCGTGGGCGGCTGTGGCTGCGGAACTTTGACGAGCGCCCGAAGTGGATGACGACCTCGGACGTTCCGGACTGGCCGCATGATCCAGCAGCCGCGGGCGAGGTGCTGGCGGCGATACAGATGGATGGCTGGCGCGTCGAGGGCTTCTGGACGGGGGCCAGCCATACGTTTTGCGTGCGGTTGAAGCACCCGATCACCCACGCGACAGCCGAGGGCAACGCGCGGGAGTGGGGCGAGGCCGTGATGCTGGCGGTTTTAGCGGCGGTGGAGCGATGAGGCGGGCATACATAGCAGTGCGCGGCGATGTCTGGAAGAGCAAAATATTGCAGCGCGTGGTATTAGGAAAGCGCCACGGCGTTGTCGTTGTGGAGACGAGCGGCGGAGGGCGACAAACCGCCGTCGAGTATATGGAACTGCACCGCTTCAGCCGTTGGGCGATGGGCGCGGAGATGTTGCGGGGTGTGAAGTGAGGCCGCCCGACGTCGAGCTCGTCGTGCTGGGCGTGCCTGGTCCGCAAGGCTCGAAGCGGCACGTTGGCGGCGGGCGCATGATCGAATCCAGTAAGAAGGTCGCGCCGTGGCGTGATTCCGTGGCCTGGGCTGCGCGGGAAGCGATGGCGGGGCGTGCACCGATAGATGGGCCTGTGCGGTGCCAGATGGTGTTTATATTCCCGCGCCCGAAGTCTTGCAAGCGCACTGCGCTGCATGACCGGAAGCCGGATCTGTCAAAGCTGATCCGCTCGACTGAGGACGCGCTCACCACGGGAGGGGCTTGGGCGGACGATGCGCGGGTAGTGGAGTACGTCAACACCTGCAAGCGGTACGCCGATGAGATGCCACCGGGCTCAATTACGAGCGGCGCCGCCATTCGGATATGGCGGGCCGTCCCATGACCATCCTCGAACAACTCAAGCGCGCCGGCGCCGTGCTGGTGCGCCAGAAGAATCACCAGGTGTGGCGGCTGCCGAACGGGCGGCGCTACGTCATCGCACAGACGCCCAGCGATAGGCGAGCGGGTAGGAATCAGGCGGCCGTGCTGAAACGGCTGATGCGGGCTAGGTAGACGGAAAGAGGAAGCTAATGACACGATTTGAGAGAGTGGCGGCGGAAATCACCAAAGGCGTAGCCGTCGATAAGCAAACGGCGAGAGCCATGAAAGGCGGAGAGGTCTACACTCCGCCACAAGAAAGCGATCAGCCGACGTATTACGCACCTCCGCCGCTGCGGACGGTGCCTATCGACCCATCGTTTACCGACCTTACCGGTAATACATTCGGGCGGCTGACCGTGCTGGGTTTGGCAGCCGCCGGGTTGGACGGTAAAAGGACCCGCTGGGCGTGCCGTTGCACCTGTGGAAAGTACTCTACCCATCGACCGTCCGCGCTGTTAGCCGGAAATGAGGATCGGTGCCACGATTGCCGTCTTAAACGAGCGGCAACTGATGGGATCGGCGGGCGCTGTGTCGTGTGCGGCGGGCTCGCTCGGTTTATGCCCTATTGCGGCAAGTGCGGTAAAGCGCGAGGGCGCGAGGCGCCTAGCGTTACGCAGATTGTGCTGAAAGGAGGCGTATAATGGCACGCGCCCGTAACATCAAGCCTGGCTTTTTCGAGTCCGACGACCCGGCAAAAGTC